CGGTTACAAAAGGGCATTCAAAATCCGTAAAACAAAATCAGTTATGTACTGGCTGACTTCAATGAAACAAAAGAAAATTCATTGTGTCAAAAACCACCTTTGGAAACACGTAAAAAAAGAAAAAGAGAATTACAAAATGAAAGAGGTTAACGGAATTATGGTTAACCAACCCATCGACAAATACAATCACATTTGGGATGCTGTCAGATACGGGCATATTTCACATAACAGCAACCAAAGCGCTGTTTATGGGACTGATAGTTCAGTCTTGCAAAACATGAACATTTAATGGACATTTTACATGAATTAAAAAACAACAAAAACGAAGTAATAACGCTTTTAAAATCTACAGGAAAAGATAGAAAGTTAATAAGTGAAATTATCAAAGAATTTTACGGAAACGAAAGGGATATTAGAAATTCGCAAGTTGCAAACGTGCAAAAAGACAAAATAGTAAAAAATAAAAACGGAGCGTCTAAAGTTGTTGAGCAAGTTAAAATTTCAATACCATTTCAAAAAAAGATTGTGGCAAATTCAACTGCTTTTGAAGTAGGTAAAGAAGTTACTCTTATCCCAAACACAAACAAGAAAAACGCAAAATTACCGGACCTACTGAATCGAATTTGGAAAACAAACCGAATTGACGCGTTGATTCAAAAGCTTGTGTATTTGAAAAAAGCACAAACGGAAGCTGCATTGCAATTCTACATTGAAGATGTAAAGAAGGGCTCAACATTTCAAAAGGCACTGAACATATTAGGTTTTACAGAATCAAAGAAACAAATTAAAATAAAGTTATTAGACAACCGGAAAGGTTCGATGTTTCCGTATTTTGACGAATATGGAGATATGAAAGCGTTTGTATGGGAGTTCAAAACAATGGTAGAAAATAAAGCTATCAATCATGTGTGGATATATGATGATAATAATGTTTATAAAACAACTTTAGAGAGTGATGATATTGTTGTCGAAAAACATGGGTTTGACAAAATACCGATTGTGTATGTAAGTCAGGAAGAAACAGAATGGCACGATGCTCAAGCTTTGATTGACAGGTATGAAGTTGCATTATCCAAATTATCTGGCTCGAACGATTATACCGCACATCCAATGGTAAAGATATTTGGAGAAGTAACCAATGCACCAGACAAAGACGAAGACGGCAAAGCATGGATGATTCCTATTAAATATGATGAAGAGGGCAATGAAATAAAAGGAGATGTTCAATTAATAACAAATCCAAATTCAGCAGATAGCACTTCATTGGAACTGGATAAGATTGAGAATCTGATATGGAGTATTACATCAACTGTAAACCTGTCATTTAACAATGTGAAAGGATTGGGAAATATTTCGGGTGTCGCACTTACTTTGATGTTCCTTGATAGCAATATCAAAGCTGCATTGAATGAAGGCAATAATCGAACAATGATTGAAAGGATTATCAATGTGCTTATTTCCGGAATTACAACTACAACAAATACATCTTTGAAATATGAAACATCTGATTTGTATTATGATATTCAATTTAATTCGATATTGCCAACTGATTTAAAAGAAGCGGTTGAAACCGTATCAAGAGCTGTTGAATCTGGTGTAATGAGTAAACGTACAGCGGTTGAATATTTAGATATGAATCCAGACACAGAAGAAGAATTACAACTAATTAATAACGATAAAACAGAACCAAATGAAAACGATGAGAAGAATAATTAATACAATGCAATTTATATTGGCTTTATTTTTAATATTTGCAATAGGTCAATGGGTTATACAGGGCATGAATTTTTTATTTAATAATAAAATTACTACCCTAAATCTATTAATATACAGCTTTTTGGGCTTTTTATTTCTTACATTAATTGAACGACCTTTCAGGAAAAAAGATTAAATTTGTCTTATGAATAACATAAAACCATCTATTAACGGAATTACCCACAACAGGTTTGATGTTGGGGAGTTTATATGGTTTCACGAGGGCGGTATTGACTACCAATGCCAGGTTAAGAAGATATTTACTGAAACTGATGAAATTGAAACTAAAGTGAGTTATTATCTATTAGTATTAGATACTCCGGTTGATGTTCCATTTTTGGTAAAAAATCAAGATGAATTGTATTCAAGCCGTGAAGAAATCCGGAAAGGACTAAAATAAATACGTATGAATTCAGATTTTATATTAGAAGTACAGAAAGTTACAGTACCTGAAGATTTTAACGGAAACACAAACACCCTACACAGCGTAAAGTCTTATGATATGGGATTATTTATTAAAATGCTTGTTATGGGTTGGAGTATTCAAGACAGCAATATTCTCGTGTCTTTAATTCGTAGAATTGAGTGTCATACATTTTGTCACGAAGAACAAGCCTACAAATACTTAATTTTATCAATGAATATTGAAAACAAAAAGCCTAAAGATATTGATAACAATTATATAGATGATCTGATTAATTACATCAACAAAGTACCGGACTTAAAATAATCATAATTATACTCAAAAACCGTTCTAAAAAAGAGCGGTTTTTTTTTTGAATTATTTTTAAATAAAGTTTGCGTATTACAAACTTTTGTTGTATATTTGTATAACAAAATCAGCAAGGGTTCTTTGAAATAACGATTAACAAAACAAGTTGAAAAAATGGAAAAATTAATTGAGAGAGTTTGGGAATACTCGCAAAACAATCCTTACGGTTTCACTTTGAACATTGAAACTATGAAACCCATAGAATTAGGTATATGTGTTGCTTATAAAGAAACTCAAAACAGTTTTGGAAAGCAATCACTTCAAACGGTAATTAAACACTCTTTAAAGCATCAAAAAGTAGTTGGAGGGTGGTTAAACGATGAGAATGGTCAATATTACTTTGACAGTATAAAAATCTTTAAAAATTCAGAATTAGAAAAAGCAATCGAATTTGCAAAGCAGAACGAACAACTTGCAATATTCGATATAACGAACCTAAGAGAAATAAAAATTAAATAGGGAGGGTAAAACCTCCCACCCTTGCTAAATTTTATTATATTATGAAACTAATACACACACCTACCGGAAATGTTGGCGTTTGGGTTAAGAAATATAAACCAACCGGCAAACCAGAAACTTTGCAAATTAAAATGGATAATGGGCAGATATATTTTGCTCCTTTTGATGAATTCGCTTTTATAGCAACTGAACCAACACCTAATAACAGTAATAAAAAGTTTAACTCACAAACTTTAAAAGTCATTGACAAAATTAAAAATAATGCTAAAATGAATACACTAACGGCTTCACAAAAAAAATCAATTGCGAATTACAGAGCTTTCGGGATTGATGTGGAAATATTGGAAGACAACCAAATTAAAATCACTCAATCACGTTTGGTAAATGGGTATGTTTTGAACCAAAAGCAATTGCATGAACGTGCTAAAGAAATATTTCCGGATGCGAAAATTATACCAGTAGTATATTCGTTGCAGGTTGATGATGTTACAATTGAGTGGGTTGAGCAACAAATGAAAGAATTCGGCATTAAAAGGAATGATTTAATCAAGCAAATTGCTATTGACAAGAGTTCTTTAAGCGAAATGTTTTCCGGGAATCGTGGGTTAACTAAATCCATGCGAGCAACTTTCTTTTATTATTTCCTTACATATAAATTGAATAGGGATTTAAGGGAGCAAATGAAATAATTTGTATATTTATTGTTTAATAATAAAAAAAGATAAACTATGTATGACTATAGCATGACTGTACCTGTTGAAAACGAGAGGTACATTGATAAACTAAGAATATTCGCAAAACAAACAAACCGATTGACTGATTATATTGAAACCAAAGATGGCTTTGTTTTTATGTTTGAATTTGAATCTGCTCAAGAGCAAGAATCTTTTAAGAGAGAAGTTGATATGCGTTTCCCTAATTTATTTAGATAAAACATGATACATCCAACAGAATTAAGAATAGGGAACGTATTTAATCTCGAAGGAAATGTTTATAAAATTTATGGAATAACAGAAGAAGGTTTTGTGCAATATGAAAGGGATAATGAAATTTATTATTGTTCTTTAAATGAAATGTCACCTATCGAACTAACAGAAGAAATTTTGCTAAAGTGTAATTTTAAAAAATGTGAAGATAAAAATTGTCCTGGTAAATGTTACATAATAGACATAGGAGATGAAAAAGATTTATCATATTGTTTTAAATCTTATAACGTAGAATACAATTGTATATATCTTAATACAAAAAAAATCAAAATTGACTATTTGCATCAATTACAAAACTTTGTTTTCGCTTATACAGGAGCGGAATTAGATGTTTCAAAAGTTATAGAATGAAAAGAGTATTATCATATATCTGGGATTACCTAAATCAAGATGTTTATGTGCATCATAAATTGAATTTCGTGCCTAATGTTGTGATGAATCTTATTGTTGTCGTGTTTGTCGCTTCTGTGATAATTGCCGTATTGAAGTATTTTATAACTATTATTGTTTAAATTATTTGATTACGGAAAATATATTGAATAGTAAATAAAGCGGTCTAAATTGACCGCTTTTTTATTTTATTGTACAACCAGTATACGCCTGCCAAAATAGCTACTGCAACA